CTACTCAAAGGAGATGATTGAAATTAATGAACAAACCACTACGAAAGTGAAATACCCTATAATTTTTATTATGAGTAAATACGAATTTTCCGAAGAAGAAATTGCTTGGTACATGAGATTTGCCAGAAGGTTTGCATATCGCTATGCCGCCATGTTCGGCTTTTCATTTTCATCTATTGTGGATGATCTTGTACAAGAAGCCATGCTGGGGATGCTTGATGCCGCTAAGAAGTACGATCCGGCTAGACGCAATACATTTAGAAGCTATGTTACGATAAAAATGTGTGGCAGGATCATAAGTTATGTCAGAAAAGAGTTTCATCATGTTGTTGAGATAGATTCGTTAGACGAGATTGTCGAGGCTGGGATACTAGATATCTATGACGAGATTAAATCCGAGGAAAACAACGAACACGAAGAAATAAGATTAAATAGGAAATTAGATAATTTTAAGATAATTGATTCGGTAATGCCGATGCTTAGTGAAGAAGAAAAGTCAATAGTTAAGATGATTTATGTAAAAGGAATGTCATATAGATTAGTTGGGGAAGCCCTGGGAAGGTCTAAAAGTTCGGTATGGAAAAGGCATCAGGGAATTATTGAGAAAGTAAGAATTGTAGTTAAAGATATTGAGAATAGTATTAAAAAGTAATATTTAAGGACATTTTGTTAAAAGTATGCGATACTATAATAGTAAACTATGGAAGTTTCTAATGATATATCTTCTTTGCTTGAAGTGGTTGAAAAGGGACTCGTGTCTGCAAAAGGCCCTGAAATCAAATTCAAGAAATTTGTTGAAGAGGCTTGGCACGTCACGGATCCTACGACTAAATTCTCTTCCAATTGGCATATCGATATCATATGCGATCATCTAGAGGCGGCTTACAATCGTGACATAAAACGTCTTGTCATATGCATTCCTCCGAGATTCGGAAAGTCAAGATTGTGTTCGGTATTTTTTCCGGCTTGGGCCTGGACTAAAGATCCTTCCGAGAAATTCTTGTTTTCCTCTTATTCGTCGACGCTTTCGACGGATCACAGCGTATCTTGCCGTAATGTTGTTCTTTCAAATTGGTATCAGAGGAATTGGGGCCATACGTTTAAGTTATCCGGTGACCTAAACCTTAAGACATATTTTGTAAATGATAGGACAGGATATAGGATAGCTACTTCAGTTGGTGGTGCCGGTACCGGCCTCGGTGGGACGATGATAGTCTGCGATGATCCCCACAATGTCAAAGAGGCTCCTTCGAAAGCCAAACGGCAAGCCGTTATACGATGGTGGACGACTTCCATGAGTACTCGTTTAAACGATCCAAAAACCGGAGTCATGATACTTGTTCAGCAAAGAGTCCACGAGGAAGATCTGGCAGGTTACTTGATGAAGCAAGGAGGGTGGGAAGTTCTGGAGCTTCCAATGGAATATGAGCCTCGTAGATCGAAGACTACATCAATAGGGTTCAAAGATCCGAGAACATTTGCCGGAGAGCTCCTGTGGCCTTCCATGTACGATAAGAAAGACGTTGAGCATATAAAGAAGGTGGTCGGTACATATGCCTGGGCTTCTCAGTACCAGCAGAATCCGGTACCGCCCGAGGGAGGTATCGTTAAAAAGGAATGGTGGCGTTATTTCGATTGGAATGAGCTTCCCAAAGATTCTTCCGGGAATTTGAAATTCGATGTTGTAATTCATTCATGGGATTTTTCATTTAAGTCAACTAGTGCTTCGTCTTATGTAGTCGGCCAGGTATGGGCCGCAAAAGACGCCAATCGTTATTTGCTTCATCAGATACGTAAGCGGCTTGACTTCCCCGAGTCGGTAAGGGCACTTGAGATGATGTATGCAAAATGGCCTTGTAACTATATCTTAGTTGAAGAAAAGGCTAATGGTCCTGCAGTTATTTCATATTTGAAGAGCAGGATCCCTTGTATTATTCCGTTTGATCCCGGTCATGACGATAAGGTTTCAAGATTAAATGCCATAGTCCCATTCATCGAGGCAGGTAATGTTTTACTTCCACGTAATGCGGCTTGGGTAGATGATTATATTGAGGAATTCGCTAATGCAACGCCGGAAGGCGGCGGGGCTTACTGGGACCAGATAGATTCAACTACACAAGCGCTACTACGGTTACAGCGAGGAACTAGGAAGTTATGTTGGGGACGTGACAGGAAGAGCAATAAGAAAAGCATTTTACCTAGAATATCTTTTGGTAGGAATATTGTTTCAATATCTGGGAGATCCGAAGATGAAGAAAGGTAGTAAGCATTCTGAAGAAGCTAAGTTGAAGATATCTCAATCCATGCAACAGAAATGGAATTCTAAAAATCCAAATAAATCTAATGCTGTTAGTGTCGAAAAGAGACTTGACGAGAATAAGCTGAAGGTACTTGCATCTATAGTATCTCGTGCATCTTTGGCACAATATCTCGGCAAGCAATTTGGCGGTGCCAGGGATTTGTACAAAGTTCTTGGGTACAAATCCGTTATTTCATTTAATGATTATTTGGCAAAATATACAAGAGGTGGTATTGCAAAGCGCATTGTAGATGCTCCGTCGAGTGCAACTTGGAGAAGGCCTCCTATTGTATATGAAAATAATTCAAAAAATCCCGATACTCCTTTTGAGAAAGATTGGGTTGCATTGAATAAAAGACTTAGGGTATTACATTATTTTGAACGAGTTGATCGTATTTCGGGAATAGGAAGATTCGGTATTCTTATGATTGGAATAGGTGGGAGCCGGGGGAGAGATCTTTCCAAGAAGCTTGAAGGGAAGCTTGATGATCCAAATCAAATAACGCATCTATCCGTATTTTCTGAAGGAAGCGTAAGGATTAAAGAATTGGTAGATGATCGTAGCGATCCTGATTTCGGCAAACCTTTGCTATATGAGATTACATTGTCTCCCGAGTCATACGCTTCGGTGGATTATATGAATGTTACTGTACATGCCAGTCGGGTTATTCATGTTGCAGAAGATCTTATGGAGGATGAAGTATACGGAACGCCTAGATTGCAAGCCGTATTTAATCTGCTGGATGATCTAGATAAGACTGTCCCGGGTTCGGCTGAAATGTTTTGGCAAGGAGCTTACCGAGGGCTTCATGTTGATGTTAATCCAGAATTTCAGTTAGGTGAATTGGACAATGATAGCCTTGCCGAATTGGATGAAGAGATTGAAGAATATATTCATGGGATTCGAAGGGTAATAAGAACTCAAGGTGTTGATGTTAAGCCGATTCGTTCTCAAATAGCCGATCCTTCCGGAGTATTTGATGCTATCATTACTTTAATCTCCGGTACTACCAAGATTCCAAAAAGAATTTTGTTTGGATCGGAGCGTGGTGAGCTTGCTTCGGAACAGGATGAAGTTAACTGGAATTCCAGGATCAAAGAACGGCAGGAACAATTTGCCGAGCCGGTTATTTTGCGACCTTTTGTTAATAAGATGATCGATCTTGGAGTGATTTCTCCTCCTGATGGAGTATATGATGTCCATTGGCCGTCTTTGTTTGAGATGGATGAAGCTAGACAGGCTCAGGCCGTGTGGACTTGGGCTCGTGCTGCCGAGAAACTTGCCGATGCGGTTTCGGTAGGAATTATTACTAAGGAACAAGCCTTTGAGATTCTAAACGTTCCCGGTCTTATGGGATTCTCAACTATAAAAGAAGTTGATTCTAAGATTGATAGTGGTGACAATGAGAATGAAGAGGAGGAAGACTAATACTATATAGAGGTGAACGAAATTGCTAAACTTTTCGATATAAATTCAGAGGGATTATGACTGATATACGTTTATTTTCTTCCTTGACTAATGAAGCTGTTAAACGCGAAGAGAGAGAACTTAATGGGAAAATATTTTATGTATTTCCAGTAGTTGCAATTCGTGAAGGTGTGTTGAATGGATTATATATTCCGAAGGAAGTATTATCGGTATCCGCTCCTGGTTGGAATTTTTCTCCGGTTACAATAGGACATCCTAAGATTGGTAGTACATATGTTAGTGCGAGGGTACCTGAGATTATTTCAACACTTACTGTAGGATATTTTTTTAATGTTGAATTCGATAGAGATGCTAATTCTTTAATTGGAGAGGTTTGGATAGATTCTAGCAATGTTTCCGGTTTGAGCCTAGTAGATCAACTTATCGATGATAATAAGAGATTTGATGTAAGTGTGGGTTTCTTTTCAGTAGATGAATTTAGTTCCGGTATTTTTGATGGTAATAAATATGATGTTATGGCTAAAGTGATAATTCCGGATCACTTGGCCATTCTTAAAGGTGGGGAAAGAGGAGCTTGTAGTTGGGAGGATGGGTGTGGTATCCCGAGGGTGAATAACATGAATGAAATTAATGTTAATGTTTTGAGGAGAGCTAGAACGCCTTCTTTTGAAGGTACTGAGACTATTTCTTGGGCTTCTGTTGATAAGACTTTCGAGGCTTATGTAGCCGGTTATTATAAGCATAGTGGTGCCGAAAAGCCTGAGAATGTTCCAGCAAGGGTTCAAGATGCTCCCGCTGCGATGAAGCAATGGATTGCCAGTAAGACACTGATCGGATCTTCGACTGCTGAAACTATTGATGATTTGATTGCATTTCCGGTAGTTAATCCTAATACCAATAAGCTTAATGCTGGAGCACTGCGTAATGCTATTGCAAGAGCTCCGCAAGCAAATATTCCGGTTGAGACTCAGGAATCGATTCAACGTGTAGCCAGGAATCTTTTGGATAGACACTTTACTAATGTAGAATCCGCTAAGGACTTTGGATTTGTTGATTTTCTAGCCAAATTGTTTTCTCTTTCGAAACGTGATTGTTCTTGTCAATACGACAAGATTTACGTTGAGGAAGATAACGATGAAGGAAATGGAGAGGTTTTAGTTATGAATGATAAAGTAAATAAACTAATTGAACTTGGTTGCTTTGAAAAAGACGATATTGAGATTTTGAATAAGCTTAACGATGCTGCATTGGATAAGCTTATTGCTGCTTTTGAAAATTCCAACAAATCCGATGAAGTCAAGACGGAAGTCGAGGCCGAACCTGTTGAAGAGGAAATCAAATCTCAGGAACAGGTTGTTTCCAAGGAAGCCGAAGAGGAAGTTCCTGTAACCGAGGAACATGAAGTTGTACTTGAAAATGTTGAAGTTAAGGATGAAACTCCAAAGGTTAATTCCATGGATGAGGCCATTGATTTGATTCCGGATCCTTGGAAGTCTGAAGTGGCTTCTGCAGTTGCTTTTGTCAATGAATACAAAAAGAAACTTATTGCTAATATTGCAAAGCATAGTGATTTGACCGAAGGTGAGATGAAAGACTTTTCAGTGGATAAGCTGGAGAAGCTATCTAAGGCTATTAAGGCCGATTCCGATTATTCCGGTGTAGTTATGCGGAGGGTGCCTAAGATTAAATCCAACGATAAGGATGGCTATAAACCACCTTCCGTATTGCTATAGTGGACAGAATATGCACGATTTGCGATTGAATATACGAAAGATGAGTTGTTTTATTAACTTAGAGTTTTTTGTATTTAAGGGGGTATAAAATGCCGAATGTAATTCTTTTGAAAGGCAAGCCAATCCAAAAGGAACGGGTTGCCGGTGGTGCGGTTACTCCCGGAGATCTACTCGAACTTAATGCGTCTGGGCAAGTCCAAAGGCATTCTGTATCCGGTGGAAATGCAGTCCCGGCTTTTGCCGATGTGGCTGACTTCATCGGAAGCGGAATTTCCTTTTCATATGCCAGTGGTGATACCGTTAAGTACTTTGTAGCATCTCCTGGAGACGAAGTTTATGCTTTATTGTGTTCTGGTGGTAGCGTGGCTATCGGTACGTTTCTAATGTCTAATGGTGATGGAACTCTTGTGGAATATGCTTATGTTGCTAGTGGTGATCCAGAATCTGTTGTAGGGGTTTCGTTGGAAGATGTTGATAACACGGCTGGAGATGCAAAGGGACCGCATGACGGCGCTACTCGAATCAAAGTGGAGGTGGTGTAAAATGGAAGACATGGCGAAAATCAATACGTTTAATTCGTTGTTTTCCGGTAACGATCTTGTCACCATGACTTCCAGTGGAATCGATGTCTCTAAGCTTCGCGTAAATTCTGCTCTTCGTGATGATGAATGGGCTCTTTTGGATGCCAGGGTAGTTGATGTTGCCCGTGCACGATTGAATGGAATCAACGATCTTAGGGCGGCAGGTCTGGTACACGATCTAGGGGGTCTTGGCACGACCGTTTCTCAGTATGAGAAGGCCAGTGACATGTCCAGTGCCGATGTGAGTATGGACGGGGCTACTAAGGGAGAGGAAGATGCTGTTGATTACACGCTGATTTCCGTTCCCGTGCCGATTATTCACAAGGATTTTCGTATTGGCTTGCGGAAGCTGGAAGCTTCTCGTAAGCTTGGTGAATCTTTGGATACGGTACAGGCTGAAATCGCTGCGCGTAAGGTGGCTGAGACGCTTGAGTCTATCCTTTTCCTAGGAGCTTCGAACATCACTATCAATGGACAGCAACTCGACGGATATACCAGCTTCGATGATGTTAACACCGCTACTGGTGCGGCCGACTGGGGAAATGTTAATAATATTTATCCAAATGTCCTGGCTATGGTTGATGCTTGTGAGCAAGACGGATTCTTCGGTCCGTATATGCTATACGTAGCAACGACTCAGTTCGGTCAGATGCGGCAGGTTTATGATACTGTCCCAAGTCAAACGGCTTATGATCGTGTCAAGAGCGGTATCTCTTCGATTATCGATATTAAGCCTTGCTCGCTACTTACCGATTCGGCAGTTCTTGTTCAACTGACCAGGGACGTAGTTGATCTGGCAGTTGGCATGGATATCGTAACGGTACCGTGGCAGAGCGATGGTGGGATGACTCTTCACTTCAAAGTGATGGCTGCTGCGGCTCCTCGTGTGAAGAGTGATTATAATGGTAATTGTGGAATTGCTGTTATTACCGGTATCTAATAATCGGAGATATAAATGAGTAAAGATCTTGTGAAAGTACAGTTGTTGCGGGGGGACCATCGCGGGGTGGTAGACGGCAAAGTTATTGTCTACCACCCTGGCGATGTATTTTATATTAAAGAACAAGACTTATCGATAAAAGCTCTGGCTAAGAAAGTCGAAATTATTACTGAAGAGAATGCCGAGGATGAATTGCTCGATGATTTGAGTATTCCTCTTTCTCGTACAAAGCTCCCCGGATTCATGGTAAAGAATCTTTCCAATGCAGGGTTTAATACCACGGGAGATGTTGTTAATGCTTCCGATGATCGGCTTATGAATGCTCGTGGAGTAGGGCCCGCAACTATCGTTAAGATTCGAGCCGCAGTTGATGAGTTGATTTCAAATTAGATTATGGTATACTGGTCTGGAGCAATTTATGGCAAGAATTATCGGAGATCAAGTAAAGGAGATTATTGAGACAGAGTATACCGGAGATCAACTCGAACCTTTTATAATAGCTGCGAATCATATTGTAAATTCGTATCTTTCAGGCCAGGGCCTCGGCGAAAGTCTTTTAGCCGAGATTGAGCGTTGGCTTGCGGCTCATTTAATAGCTTCAAGTATAGACCCAAGAGAACAAGAGACTCGTATTGGTACTGTTCAGGTAAATGTCGAGGGAGTAACCGGTATGGGTCTTAAGTTTTCCCGCTATGGACAGCAAGCTATGATTCTAGATCCTACCGGTATATTGAGACAGGCAGATCATCCTAGAGCTAAGTTTAAGTCGATAAGCGAGTATGACTAATGTCTTTAGACTGGTATCGTAGGCATCTTAATGATACGATTACGTATTGGGCCCCGGCTTCATTGAATGTATGGGGAGAGGAATCTTTTAGTACTCCGATTACTATAAAGGGAAGTTGGGAAAATCGTCAAGAAGAATTCAGTAGTACTTCCGGAGAAGTCATGGTATCGAATGCCTTGGTTTATGTGGATAGACCAATTGAGCATATGGGATGGTTATATCTTGGGACTTCCTCGGCTACAGATCCTAAGACGGTTAATGGAGCATTTCCGATTAGGAGAGTTGATTTTTTCCCTGGGTGGAGACCTTCCGACGGTAAAGTATATGTAGCTCATCTGTAATTATCAAGGAGGACGTTTAATGGATAAGATAAAATTGCTTTGGGTTGGAGATGCAGTAGCTAAAACTGGTTTTGGTCGGGTTACCCATTCTGTTTTAGATCGTATTTGTAATAGATTCTCGGTTTCAGTTCTAGGGATAAATTACTTTGGCGATCCTCACGAGTACACATATCCGATTTATCCAGCCTTGCATTGTAATAATAATGATGTTGTCGGAGCAACAAGATTAGTTCCACTCATAAGAAATATTAAACCTGATGTTGTTCTAATGATGGCAGACCATTGGATCGTAAGAAGGTATTTGAAAGAGATAGAGAAGAATAAAAATACTATTGATGATTGTAAGCTTATTGGTTATATCCCGGTTGACTCTAAGAATGTAGCTTATGCAGAAAGACTTGATGCATTAGATTGCTGTGTATTTTATACTGACTTCGGGTTGCAAGAGGCTCGTAGGTGTGGATTTACCGGCCGAGGAGAAATCATTCCTCATGGGATTGATAGCGACTTATTTTTTCCTATGAATAAGGAAGAGGCCAGGAAGCGATTTTCATCTAAGTTATCAGAAGACTCTTTTATTTTTGGAGATGTGAATCGAAATCAATTTCGTAAGAGGCAAGATATTGTTATTGAAAGCTTTAAATTGTTTCTTGATGAAACCAAAGATGAAGATGCTTTTTTATATTTACATTGTTCTGTTAATGATTATATTGGATACGATATCGATCAGTTAGTAAAGTACTATGGAATTTCCAATAAGGTATTGATCCCGGAAAAGGGAATTAATATCTACAATAACTTTGATGATAATACGATGTGTGTAATTTACAATTCTTTAGACGTTCACGTTAGTTCCGCCATGGGTGAGGGGTGGGGACTTACGCATTTAGAGTCCATGGCTTGTGGTATTCCTAATATTGGGGTTAATTGGTCTGGATTGTCTTCTTGGGTTAAAGATACGGTATTGCTGGTCGAACCTTCCGTTACAGTTACATATCCCGGTACGAATACTATTGGGGGGGTAGTTAGTGCACAGGACTTTGCTTCGGCAATGATTAAGATATATAAGGACAAGGATTTAAGAGAGGACTATGCTAGGAAGGGATTTGAATTAGCTCATTGTGATGACTTTAAGTGGGGAACAATAGCTGATAAATTTGCGAATCTAATTGAGGATGTTGTAAATGTCTAGAAGTCCGGCTAAAGATATTGCATCTAAATTATCCGAGCTTAATTTTGGTACGGAAGGGACAAATATTTTTGCTAACGACATTCCTGGGCATATTGATAATCTTATTGCTGTTTTCGATACGGGAGGTCTTGCTCCTGATAATGTAATGGGAGGAAGTTCGGTTAACCCTGCATTTGAAAATGTAACAATTCAGGTTAGGGTTAGGAATAATTCAAATTCAACGGCTCAGCAAAATATTTATGATATTTTTAGAAATCTTAATTGTTTAAGTTCGACTTGCGGATCTACGGATTATTTGTTGATACAAGCAATGCAATCTCCATTATTGATGGAAAAAGACGAGAATGAACGTTATAATTACGTATGTAATTTTATCGCGGTTAGGAGACCAAGCTAGGGAGTGATGATATGGCTGATGAATTGAATAATATGAAGTTTTATAAAGGGTCTTTTATTGAATCGGAACCTGATAAATCTGAAGATAAAGATGAAGTTGTGGACACAAAGAAGCCAAAAGACGATTATAAGAAAGAGAGGACTCGATACGAGTATTATGTAAGTGGTGCTAAAAGATTGAATTTGGATGGTAAGGTTTTTAATCCGGGAGATGTTGTTCCGGAGAATTTAGTATCGAGTTTTTATTTGGTAAACGGTCATATATCTAAGAGAATTTTGGAGGGTTAATAAATGGCTAAGTTTGGTCCTTTTAAAGATGCTTATTTGTCGGTTAACGGGGTTGATCTGTCGGATAATGTCAAGTCACTTACCGTTAATGCCGGTGCGGTCACTCTTGATGAAGCTGCAATGGGAGATAATACCGAAATTCAACGGGCCGGTCTGCTAAACTGGAGTATCGACGTTACGTTTTTCCAGGATTTTACTTCCGGATCGGTTGATGCAACGCTGTATCCTCTCTACGTATCTGGTACTAATTTCCCGATTGTCTGTAGGCCGACTTCCGGATCCGTATCCAGTGGAAATCCGCAATGGAGTGGCCAGGCATTTATCTCTTCGTATCAACCGATGGGCGGAACTCATGGTGACGAGCTTATGGCTCCGGTAACGTTTAGTCCGGCTTCAGACCTAACTCGTACTATCTCGTAATTTATGATTACAGTCCGTTGGGAACCGATAAACATGCGCATGTCGCAGTTGTCTTCGCTGCGATTGCAATGTATTGAAGTTGTCGGTAAGGAGATACAAGACATTTCGGAAAAAACCATACTTCCTCAAAGCATTGAAGAATGTCCTATTCGTACTGGAGCTCTAAGAGATACGGGAAGGGTAAATAAGCCGAAGATAAGCCCCAATACGTATAGGGTTGAATTGGCTTATGGGGGAATTTCAAAGAAGTTTGGTACGCGAGTAGATTATGCAGTTATTCAGCATGAGAAGTATGAACATAAGAGGACTCCAGGTACTAAGTGGAAGTATCTGGAAGATCCGATAAAGAGGAATGTACAAAATATTTATTTTGCAATGGCTAGTGCCTTTGATTTTCTTGTAAAAAGAGTATTTAATGGCTGATACTTTTTTGAAGTTTTTAATAGTACACTTGTTAAATGATTTTATTCCGAGGTGGGAATATTGGAAAGAAACTTATACGGAAGATGAAGAGAAGGAACTTCACGAGACTCTGATACGATTACTTAAGGGACAGATCAGAGCCGTGAGGAGATACTTGGAAGACACAAATGGAAAAAAACGGTAATTCTAATGGGAAGATATTAAAGTGGGATTCCAGGATATCGTTAGGGCAAGTATTTGTAATTATAACTGTTATATGTAGTTTCTTTTGGGCATATGCAGCGTATTCGTTTCAAGTTGAGGAAAATACAAGAGCCGTATCCGGAATAGATAGCAAGTTTGTTACTAGGTCTGAATTCAGTCTATTGATGAAGAGAATAGATGATATTCAGTCGGACATAAAAGAACTAAGACAAGAAGTAAGACAATTAGGCAGTCAGCGCTAAGCGTTAAGCAACCGCTGTCTAAATATCAGAACTTAGGAGAGCATTATGACGAAGCAAATTAAGCAAACTCCAACCTATGCACTTACCTACATTGATGACGTTCCAAAGTGGGATTTCGGTGCTGATCTAGTTACTTATTCCCTATTGATGCCGAAGAATAGGCTACTTGTTCCAGCCATTCGTCAGCATACTGATATGGAAGCTCGTAAAGGATTCTTTAGAGAAGAAATAGAGGCACTGAAGCGGTCCGTAGCCGGTATTAAATTCCGTGGAGATACTATGGAAATCGGTGATGTTAACGAGGTTCCATTGTGGAATTTCGTTGACATGCATTTTGAACGTTTCTTCGGAGTTGAGCCGGACGATCCCGAACTTCATAAGAAATATCTAGACGAACATTGCAGTATAAAGACAAGAATTTTCCGAGAAGGAGTGCAGGGAATTACTTATGAAGAACCGGATGACGATTCTTCCGAGATAGACTCGAATGATATTAGCTTTCAACTATATGACATTACAGCTGTTGAAGACAACAAGGAAATAGAGCTATATCAACATCTTTATTCGGTTGAGAAAAAGCGGGTAGAGCAAGTCTACATGACTCACGTTATATCCATGATGAGCGAGTCCGACTACCAGAGATATCGCAGGGCAACTACACGAAAGATAAATGCAAGGAAAAGGACAATGGTAAGCTTAGAGGATTATTTTTCTCAGAATGCATTGTACAATAAGCTCATTGTCCGTATTGACGGTGCATTGGTAAACGGGAAGCCTTGTGAATCGGAAAACAAAGAGGATTGGGTAGATCTTATTCCATTGGATCACAAGTTACTTGTCCTATCGGTTCTTGTGCGGGAGATCGAAGGAAAAAACGTATTGTAAGCGAGGTAGTCCCTCGCGCAATAGAGTTATGGACAGGTATAGTCAAGAAGATATCATGTCCGCGCGAGGAGAACTTCTTCGAAATGTATGGTACGTCTCAGAGCCATCAGGAACAAATTCGGGGCTTATACCCTGATAATAATCATTGCAAGTTTCTAAAGATATCCCCTAAGGCTTGCGATTACTTCCCTTGCAATATTGCCGGTGTAGAAGAAGGAGACAGTTGTCCCAATAATCCGTTTGTAAAGCATGAGAAACTTCTTTCTGAGGTGAATAATTATGCACCAATAATGGAAGAAGTTAAGAGATGGGAATCTTTAATTGATTTGTCTTTAATTCCGAGCCTTGATGAAATGACACCAATGCAATTTACTTTTGCATCGGTAGTTAAATCTCACATGAAGAGGGCTGAAATGATGAGTAGGTTGCCGATTCTTTAAGTTATTGCGAATATATAGATAGTTATGGCTATTACAGGAACTACATTAAGGTTTGTTTTAGTGGCTGATACGAGCCAATTTGCTGCTGGTATCAGAGGTGCCGAAACTCAATTGGCTGCATTGGGTCGTACAGGTCCTGTTGCACTTAATGCTACAACGGAATCGGCTAAGAAGCTTGAGACTGGTGCTACTCGTATGGGAGCGACATTCCAGCGCATGCGGAATGTTATGGTATCGGTCACTACGTCTCTAGCTACTATTGGATTGGTAATGGCAGGCATTAATCTAGTCAAATTTGGGGCCGATTTTGAGCTTGCTTTTGCCGGTGTCCGCAAGACTGTTGATGCAAGTAGGACACAGCTTAATAAATTGGGAGAGGAGCTTATCTCTATTTCTAAGGAAATTCCATTATCGGCTGTTGAACTGGCTAAAATTGCTGAGATTGGTGGACAGCTTGGAGTCCGAGCCGAGGACTTGGGCCTTTTTACTAGAAGGGTTGCTGAATTATCAATTGCATCGGCCGATCTTCCTTTTGAAGAAGCAGCATTTGCATTGGCACGACTCACTAATATTATGGGGATATCCATTGATGATGCCGGAAGGTTATCCTCGGTAATTACTCACTTAGGAAACAATGCGGCTACGACTGAAAATGAAATAGTCCAAATGGCATTGAGGATGGGTTCGTTTGGAAGAGTTATCGGGCTGACTATAGATCAGGTTCTGGCCTTGTCTGCATCGGCTACGGAACTTGGGATTAGGGCAGATGCTGGTGGGACAGCTTTTGCCACGTTGTTCCAAAGACTATCTGAAGCTGTAAGCATGGGAACGGATAAGCTTGCACTTTTTGCCTCAGTATCGCGTATGTCGGTCGATGAATTCTCCAGAACATTTAAAGTAGATGCAGCTGGTGCAATTTTGGCATTTATTTCCGGACTTGGAGAGATGGTAAATAAGACTGTTACTGCCGATACTGCATTGGAGGATCTTGAAGAAGCGGGTGGAGATGCTTTCAAAACACTTAGTGACTTGGGACTTACTGAAAAGAGGTTATCGAGGGCTGTTCTTACACTTGCTTCAAATACTGATGGTTTAGCCAAAAATCTTAGAAATGCTAATGAGGCTTGGGCTGATGGAAATAAGACTCAAGTAGAGGCACAGAAGTTCTACGATACTACTATAAATCAAACAAAAACACTTTGGAATAATATAACTGCATTGGGAGAGGCTATTTCTAAATTCTTTTTACCAGCCGTTAAGGATTCTACAAAAGGTTTATCAGGACTTGTCGGTCAGTTGGATTCTGCAATTAGAAGTTCCAATATATATAGAGTTATGGCGCAAGCTGCTGCAGATGACGAAGTTGAATTTACTAAACAGGCCGAAAAAGCTAATGAAGTTATAGATATATTTAGTGGTAGATCTAAGAAGTTAGCTACAGATCTTCAGGAAACTGGAGGCGTATTTAAAGATCTATCAGTTACTTTGAAAGAGTTTGGAACGGTACAACTAAGAGTAAACTCTGATAATGTTAAGTCTTCTGGTGAATTAATTAATGAATATAATAAAATTGAAAGAGAACTTAGAGCTGGTTCTATTACTTACGATGAGTACATATATAAACTTGCTGCACTAGATGATAAACTTAAAGATCATAAAGTTAGTACAGTTGAAGTCACTACTGTTACTAAGGAACTTACCGAAGAACAGAAGAAGTTAATTGACAAATTTGATGAATTTAGAGGTAGTGCCAATAAGACTGCTCGGGATATGGAATTCTTGTATAGGCAAGGATATGATATGAAAGCTATCATATCTATGTTCGGTCCAGAGTTGTTGAAGTCTTCGGAAATTCAAGGTGTGGCACTAAATGATTTGTCAAAGAAGTGGGTATCTCTTTCCGAATCGATGCTTGGATACTATGGCATGCTAAAGGAAGAGAGCCCTATAGTAATAGATGTTTTGCAAAAAGAAAGCGATGAATTTGCAAAATCTTATGAGAAACTTCTTGACAATATACCAAAATTACAGCAAAGTCTTGAAGATTTGGTAGACAAGGGTATTAGTAATACTTCGGAAGCTTTTCGCGATTTGGCATATTCGACTAAGGATTTGAAGCCCGCTACTGAAAGCCTAAGTGATGAGTTTACCATATGGAATAAAGTACAGGAAGAGACGGCAGACAGGTCGAAGAAGGTTGCATCTATTATAGACGGAGTAGTGACTAGAGCATTTAATGATTTTACCAAAACCGTTGCAGATGCAATTGTGGAATGGGACGGATTTGGTAAGGCTCTAGTAGATATTGCCAAAGGTTTTGCCAAAGCTATAATTCGTACTCTTCTTACTGAACTATTCGATCCCTTACTGATCCTGATCAAGCAATTGGGAAGTTGGCTTTCAGGATTAATCTCCGGGGTTCTTGGTATTGGAGGATCGACTGCCGGAGCCGCTGCCGGTGGGGCGGCTGGGGGCGCCGCCGCTGGTGGGGGTGGTCTAATAGGAAAGTTGGGCAAGGCCTTAGGAAGTGTCGGAGGTGTGGTTGGTCTGTCCGGGACGGCGGCAATGATAGCTGGTGGGGGGATCCTCGGGGCCGGTGCCTTTGGCTTGTCGAAGTTATTCGGATGGATGCACGAAACTACTGGAGAAAAAGCCGCTAAAGAGCTCCTGCGTGATTTTGGATTTTCTGCATCGTCTAAAGACATAGAATCCTTTGCTAAGAATGTTTTGGGGCTTTCTTCAAGCCAATTTGAACCGATTAGGAAGGAAGTCACAACGTTATTCTCTTTACAATCTGCATTTGGACCCGGAGCTTCTCAAGCATCTCAGCAAGCACTAATTTCAGCACTTTCTAAATTTCAAGTTTCCGGAGCAGTTGGAAAAGGTGCTTTGGCAGCCGGTGTTCCCGGATATACTTCAGGTAAGGATATTATATTTGATTTGTCTCAAGCGGCTAAATTGGCTATCGAGGAAGGAAATGTAGCGCTTTTATCGGATCAATTGGGGAAGATACTTTCAGGTAGCAATGAACTTAATCGTATTCTTCCAGGATGGAAGGATCTGATGAATGCCATCCTCGGTGTTGAGGATGCTTCTGAAGATACTGCAGATGCAATTGAGGATCTCGGGGATACTGGATCGGAGAGCTTAGAAAAAATTTCTTCGTCGATGCTTGAGGGCTCTTCGGCCGCAAGTACATTGTTAAATCGTAGCAAGGATCTGTCCGATTATATTCAAGGCTATGCACAGGTCCTTTTGGATCAAGGTATTCCTGCTACTAAAGCTCAAGAATTCGTATGGGAACAATTCGGGGATACTATTCTTGAAGTAACTAAGTATTCTAGAGAACTCGGTATTGAAACTGACTGGCGAATACAACAGATGATAGATTGGGCTATATCCGCGGGAAAGATAAATACTGAGTTAGAGGTTCTTAGTGATAATATAATCTCTGTTTCAGAATCCATGCAAGAAGGGGCGGCTGCGGCAGGAGAACTATTTTATCGTAGCAAGGATTTGGCTGATTATATTCAAGGATACGCGCAAGTACTTTTGGATCAAGGGATTCCTGCCACTAAGACACAGGAATTCGTATGGGAACAATTCGGGGATACTATTCTTGAAGTAACTAAATTATCTAGGGACTTGGGTATTGAAACGGATTGGCGAATCAGGCAAATGATAGACTGGGCTATAGCTACAGGAAGAATCAATTTGGAATTGGAAGTTCTTAGTGGTAATATAGATAACGTTTCTGCATCCATGCGAGAAGGTTCAATGGCTGCTGGAGAGTTACTTTATCAAAGTAAAGACCTTGCCGATTATATTCAAGGCTATGCACAGGTTCTTTTGGATCAAAGTGTACCGGCAACAAAGACGCAGGAATACGTTTGGAAACAGTTTGGCAATCGTATTTTGGATGTCGCGGAATATTCCAGAGAACTCGGTATAGAGATGGACTGGAGAATAAAGCAGATGATAGAATGGGCTATAGCTACGGGGAAGATCAGTTCTGAGCTTAAAATCCTTGAGAGTTCCCTTTCCGGTATAGCGGATGCAGCAGAAGATGCTGGCAAGTCCATTATGTCTGTACAGGATGTGTTGTCGGGGATTTCTGGGGGTGGTATTGTCGGGACTAATCCTCAAGAGGAAGATTGGCTTGAGTTTCTTAATGTAGCTTATAGTTTTGCGGGAAAAGCCAAAGAAATTATGCGTGGTATGGGTATAACGGATATTAAAGAATTTTCCCGTGTACAGTCTGATATAGCTACGGCTGGTAGGGAGTATGGAGATCCGCAACAATATGAACTTGTAGCCGACGCTATTGCCATGATGATTAATGAGGGTATGTTGTTCCGCGATGCTTTCATAAAGACACTTCTACAGAAGGATCCAGGTGCTTTTTATTCCGGAAAGATCCCGCAATTCCAAAGCGGAATAGATTATGTTCCTAGTCGAATGCTGGCCGTTCTACATCCTGGAGAAAGGGTCTTGAGTGCCGAAGAGAATAGAGGAGGTGGAATGGTAATTAACTTCAATATTTCTTCACCCGATGCCGAAGGTGTGGAACGATTAGTGCGTAATAAGATTATGCCTGAGATCCGTCGGCAAGTACAACTAAGAAGGTAAATTAATATGGCATATACACTTAATTATATTACTCATACGAATAATACGGCACGTCAAGCATCACTTCTTGCGGGAGACGCATCAACGGACCAGTCCGATTCGAATTATCCGGTTTCCAATATGTTGCAGCTTCCGGTATCGAAGAAGGGAAGAATTAGGAATATCTATGGTCCTATGGAGCTTCAAGTTTCGTTCCCTGGGGCAACTGATGTAGATACGGTTGCTTTAGTTGGGCATAATCTTTCTAATAGTGCTACAGTAACGGTTTATGGTGGGACTTCATTCGATCCGGCAACTTCGCTAGGCACGATAACTTGGCGAAACGGTACGATGTTTAAGAAGTTCTCGTCGACACAGTCGTATAAATATTACAAAATTTCAATTGATGATCCTGCAAATGATTATGGTTATGCTTCCATCGGTTATTTGGTTATGGGAAAGGCCAGTACGTTGTCATTTGGGTATTCCAGTTATCGCTTCACAAATAGGAAGCTTGGGATCATGCGGGAAACGGAATTCGGGTCTCCCGCATACCAGTCATTATCGGGTGGGGATGACTTATTGCTTTCATTTCGCAATCGAACTCAATCGGAAGCAGATTCCATTGTTAATATTTTCAACGATCTTTCCGGGTCGAATGAACCTGCATTATGGATTCCTAATCCTGTGGAGGATGATTGTGTCTTTGGTAGATTTTCCGAAGAGGATTTGACGAGGGAATTCGTTCTTGCCTATCCTCCTTTGGTGAATATCGAGTTGATTATACGTGGAGACAATTTCGGTAGGGATGTGGTAGAGGAGCTTCCGAGGATTGTAGCTGGGGAGGTTTTGCCTTCGGGTTGGACTTTCACTAGGACGAGCATAGCGTATTACAAGAATCGTAACTTGGAATTGGTACAAGCTTCTGCCGGGGAGTGCCGCACATCTCACTACTTGCTTCCGGGGAAGCCTACGGTATTATTGGAGCCCGCCAGTACGAATAAGATATTGTATTCGGAACAATTCGATAATGCCAGTTGGAGTAAGTCAGGTGTTACTATTTCTCCAAATACATATAATGAACCTAAAGTCTCTCCGGCTTCTACGGCAGATTCAATTACTCAAGATACTTCTACTGGTCAACATTATGTACAGCAAAATATAACTATAACAGCTGATGCTAATTTTTCTATTTCTTTATTTGTAAAGCCGATAACGAGTAGTTTTAATTTTAGATTGCGGGCTTTAGGTTCGACAAATATTTTTACTGTTAATTGTAGTGTATCTAATTATATTCCAAGTATATACTCTATAACTAAATCTGGTACTGGTAATTATAATTTTGCATATATTGAGCCATTTGTTAATGGCTGGTATAGAGTTGTAGTTTCTGGTTCTGTTGGTAGTAGTATTACAAGTATTGCAGTAGAGTTATTTGGATTTTTGGACAATTATTTTTCTGCTAATTTCCAAGGAGATGGGACTACGAGTTGTGCCATATGGGGGGCGCAAGTAGAGGAACTTCCATTTGCCACATCGTACATATATACTGCAGGTACTACAGCTACACGTACAGCGGATTTGCTTACATATGATTTGCCTTCCGGTTTTCCTGCCCAGCCTCTCACCGGATATATCAAGTTTGTTGAAATGGGTGGGATATATAGAAACAGTAATTTATTTAGAATTATTGGTACGATGGATCCTCCGCGATTTGGAATATATTCTGATAGTAGTGGTATATATTCTTATGCGATGGATTTCAATACT